AGAAATATCTGTCAATGGAACTCGGAAGTGAAAAAACAACCTTTGTACAGAATCTTGCAGATAGACTCAGCGATCAAGTAATAAATGAAGTTTCTGGGTTTGAATCTCTCCTGAATAGTGAAATTGATTACGTTACAAGTTTGTTGACGAATCCGGGAGAAGGACACGTTGTATTCGTTGGAACGGATAGTCAGGGACATACTGTTTATGGGACAGGAGCAGTTCCAAATCCGTCTGAAATATGGGTTATGGATACGACAGATCCATCAACGGCACAGAAAATACTCAGGACAAACGTCAACGGGATAGGGTTTTCTAATGGCGTAAATGGGGCGTATCGAAATGCATGGACGCTTGATGGTCATTTTGTAGCAGATTTTATCACAGCAGGGACGATCAATGGCAACCTGATAAGGGCTGGAATACTTTCTGATTACAACGGCACGTCGTGGACGTTGACTCAGGATACAACACCTGATCAAGATAAAACGTACTATACAAGGTCTGGCGTTTCCCCGAATTACGTGTACACAGAGGTTGCATCTCCTGTAGCGGCAGATATGTCAACATACTACGAACTTGTAGTTCGGGACAGCCATAATTATTGGAACCTTGACACGGGCGAATTTAGATTATCACCGAATACGACAAAAATTAATAATCAGTCAGTAGATAGTTATGTTTGGAGCCAATATACACAGCAGGATGTTTTTAACAAATTGACAAATAACGGACAAGCACAGGGGATAACTCTTAGTCTTGGTATGTTGTTTATCAATGCAAGCTATATACAAACCGGGACGCTGAGCGCAGATTTGGTCAGAACCGGAACAATCGAAAGTCGAAACGGAAACACAAAACTAAATTTAGACGATGGTACGTTCAACTTTGGTAGTAGTACTGGATATTGGACAAGATTGGATCCTGATGGAAAAATAGTTGGAGGCGGTCACGAATACAACTTTTTGACAAGTGAGTATCAACAGTATCAAGCCGGATATATAGATTTTTCGGCAAATGTTGAAGACCTCGCAGACAACATATATCGAAAAGGAATCCAAATACAGGGGGATATACTCAGAATTAACACATATAGGATTGCGGCGGTACAGTCAACCGATGTAACTGCTACAACCTATAATGGTGGAAACGGAAGATTCAGGTACATTAGCTCTATACAGCCGTATGGTGATGGTGGAGTACAGTGGACTGAATCAAGTGTACGTTTTATAAATGGTCTTATGTGTACAGAATTGAGTGAGAGTTGGTAATGGAATATTTAGCAAAGAGCAAAGATGGGAAATCGGCCATATTTTTATCTGTTGATGTGCAGATGGAGATGTATCTTGAGAGAAATTGTAATATATACCAGCGTGATGATAACGGGGTAGAAAAGTTAATCGCCACACCGGAAGATGGATTCTTAATAGAAAGACCTGTGTTCCCGGAAAAAAAGAATACCGGAGGTGCTGACTCGTGAATAACGAAAAAGAAAAATTAGTAGCGTTAGAAACATTGATTAGAAGATTTGCGGAAACACAGTTTGCAACAAACAATGTTCATCCTGTACACGCAATGCTCATAATGAAAGCCGTTTGTATGAAATTTATGGATGTATACATTTCGGATTCCCTTTACAGTAGGATAAACTTTGATAAAGATGAAAAGCCGCAAACAAAAACCGGAACAATCGATGATTTGATGGAAAGTTTTAGCAATACGGGGATTACACCCGACTAAAGGAGGCACACAATGCCAGCAACGATTAATCAAAAATTATGCATGTCTCCTACTGGCAGAATGCCTGTCATTCATGTCGGGCAGTACGATTCGGATTTTAGCATCGTCTTTAGTCTCTATTCTGTTGGAAATGCAACATGGACGATGGAGTCTGGAACGACTGCAAAGATCAGAGGGACAAAGACGGACGGAACTGGTTACTCTGCAGACTGCACTAATGTAGATATTGCAAACAGGAAGATTACCGTGGCGGGTGATCAGCAGATGACAGCCGCCGCAGGAGACTGCATATACGAGATTGTGCTTTATAAAGGCACAAAGGAATTGAGCAGTGTGAATTTTGTCCTGAAGGTAGAAAGAGCCGCTCTTGATGCCGAGACTATTCCTTCTGAATCCAAAATAAAAGAGATTCAGGATCTCGGGACAAAGGCTGATGAAATCATCGAAGCGTATGAGAATTTACAGTTTGATGAAACTCCAACGGAAGGAAGTACAAAAGCAGTCACGAGCGGAGGCGTTTACGAAGCACTCACCAATATAGAAAACATTTTAGTAACTGATCCTCAGTCAGATGGGAATATCGTAATATCTTTTGTGTAAAAGTGGGAGCGAACTATGATTAGAAACAGGATCACAAACGGACAGAATGATCGAATTTATGTTGATGTCGTTCAGGACGAAGGTTCGACAGATTTTGTAAAAAATGGTAGAATATACAAGGATTATCCAGCAAAAAGTGTCATGGTTGCAAGTGAGTCCGACTTATCCTATCTGGCGAATTACACGCCGGGAACTATCGCATATACCGCAGGATATGAACATATCTGGCAGAAATCCGTTACTGATGAGTGGGTATCAATCGTCTAAAGAGGTGATTATATGACTATTGCTCAGATTATAGCTCTTATAAAGGCCATCCCAGCATCTGCCGCAGGAAGTGCTTTGTTATATGCCGAGAGAGCCGAGGCTGCGGCTGAGATAGCTGAAGAGCATGGATTTACACTTACATATACAGACCCCAACTCTGATGGAAATATCGTGATTACGAAGTCGAACTGAGGTAAAGAATCATGGCTGATAAAAATTTTAATTCAATTACATTTCCGGGCTTGCCTGATAAATATAAAGTTGTTCAGGTGGCAGATGAATATAAAGCCTCGTTAACATATGCTGTAGGTGATATTGTAAACCATCTCGGGACAACTTACAGATGTACAACTGCGATTACTACAGAAGAAAATTGGACTGCCGGACACTGGACTCCAGTCAAAATTGCGGATGAAGTTACTGACTTAAAGAGTGATTTAAATTACGGAAAGACAGCTACTCAAGGGTATATTTTAACGGCTTCGAACGAAGGTCATGGCTCTATGTGGTCACCAGTTGGACTCCCTACTGACGAACAGACAGGACAGGCCGTGTCTGATTGGCTTGACGATCATCCAGAAGCAACTACCACGGTGCAGGATGGTAGTTTGACCTATGAAAAACTTGTCACGGGTACGCTTAACTTTGTCACACCTGAAATGTTTGGGGCAAAGGGTGACGGAATTACGGATGATACTCAAGCCGTGCAACTCGCGGTTGATACCGGACTCCCTGTTTTTGGAAAGGGCGTATATAGAATTGGAGAACCGAATCGTGAATACTACTATCCGGTAACAATCTCCAAATCTGGATCTATGGTGATCGGAACCTTCATAGATGGCAGAACCTATCTCACAACCTCTAACAATAAGAATTACGGTGCATTTCTAGTAAATGCGGATGATGTTACGATTGATATAGAGATATCAAACGACAACAACCTCTTGCCAGATGATTCCGATGCCAATAATCTCAGTGATGTTGGAGGTTATGCAGTAACACTTTCCAACGACGTAAAACGTGCAAATGTAAAAGTTAAGTGTACCCATATGAGCGGAGTTTATGGATACGTTTTCTCTGAATCTACGGTACAGATTATAGGGGAAACTGTTGGGTACGGATTTGCAGCTTTTTGTGCGAAAAACAGCAAAATAGATATTACCGTTAATGGGTGCCATCGTGCGTGTTGGGGTGGTGCGGAAGGATCAGAGTTCACTATTAAGTGTAAAAATTTTTATTCCACAGGAAATAGTGGACACGTTCTTTTGTGTTCTACTACTTATCAGCAAGAGACCTATTCCGTGAAAAATTGTAAATATACAATCATTGACACCGGGTCAACCGAGTATAACTCTGGAGCGGCATATTTTGATGTGAATGACGATGTAGGTGGGTGTACTTTTTCTGCGGATGTTACTCTCATCGGTGATGTTTCAAATTCTGATAATACTGTATTTTGGACTAAAGATCAATCCGCTTCTCCGGCGAATGGAAGTATATGTATTCACAATCACTTAAAAACCGCTATCGCCACTAGCATTTACAGCCGACACTATTCGTCAATAAATCTTACAGTTTATGACAGCGAGTATGAGTATATTGTTATAGATACACCGTCAAACATTATGCTTTCGCTTCATGGTAAGAACTCAGCAGACGGTGCGGTCACGATTACCGAACTTGGTGCGTTATCGGCAACGCTAATTGAAGACTACAATGCAATACGTATTAACCCTACATTGTTGTCGGTGAATGGTTATCAGTTTTTTGTTGTTAAAAACGTATTTACATTCCCGATTTCACGTGTCAATAGATGTACCGTTTTTAATTCTACACACTACCTTAATGGAACGCCTGTGAATTAAAGGACACTTTAAATCAGTAAAATCGTCGTAAAAATTGATCGAAAAACGAGAAAAAGGATGGGCTGTTATAGCTCATCCTTTTTTGTATGTCATGATGTCTGCTGGTTGACAATTGCACAGCCTGCAGAATTAAGAGTCCATTCAAATATAAAAAATGTAAATTCATACAATTATTTCTTGTTTTGTGATATAATAGCAATATAAGGAGCGCACTACCGGGATGTATCAATCCGGAAACGTGCTTGTAAAAAGTAGGTGAGAAAGATGGTAACAGTTAGCTGGGGTGCGCTCATCGCTATTTGTGCGGCGGTTGTAACCATATCCGAGGCAATCAAAGCAATCATTGGAGCGGTAAAAGCAGTGAGAAAGCCCGAACACAGACAAAATGAACAGATACAGAAGTTGAATGAACAGGTAAAGGCGATTGAGGAGAAACTCGGAAACGACAAGAGTCGATTGGATGAGCTTGAAGTTGGACTCGAATACACGCTTGAAAGCCTTTTTGCTTTGCTGTCACATGCCATAGACGGAAATGACGTTGACGGGCTGAAAACAGCAAAGACACATCTGAATTCGTATCTAATTGGGAAGGTGAAGAGATGAAGATTAATTGGGAAGTCAGGATAAAAAATCGGCTGTTCTGGATGTCCTTTATCCCTGCTCTTTTCCTTGTAATTCAGGCCGCTTTATCAATATTTGGTATAAGTATCGATCTCACTGACCTGCAGGATAAAATTCTGGATACCGTCAACGCCGTGTTTGTTCTGCTGGCTGTCATGGGGATTGTGAACGATCCGACAACAGAGGGGCTGGAAGACTCCCTGCAAGCGAGGTTTTATGTCGAACCAAAACGAAGAGAGAAAGCCAACTGAAACCGTCCCATACATCGTGTATGAAGGGACTGTGGCAAGACACGAACGAACCATAAAAAGGTTGATTATTGCCTTGGTAATATCAATCATCCTCATATTTGCCAGTAACGCAATCTGGTTGCATTACATACAGCAGTATGACTTTCAGAGCTACGAGTACAGTCAAGACGGCGAAGGTGTCAACGTCTTAGGAGACGGAAACGGAGTGGATTACAATGAGCCAGAAGCTAGTGATCCGGAGACGCCGACTGAAGAATCGAAAGAAGGCTAAAGGCGTCGCAACGAGGAAGAGACGATGAAGCGGAATGCACCGGACTTGTCAAGAACTGAAATCGAAAGCCTGATTGATGAGTGGATCTTAAACGAACGCAATAGAAAGATCCTGAAACGGCGATTAATCGACCATATTTGCTATGAACCACTGGCTGAAGAATTTGATCTATCCGTCAGACAGGTGAAAAATATCGTTTACAAAGGCGAAGATAAAATCTTTGGCCATTGTTAATACCTCCAGTATACAGCGACAAAAGCGCACAGTGTAAAACCTGTGCGCTTTTGTTATGCCAAAAATTGCACGATAAAAGCCTGATGGTTGCATTTAAACTGACTTTTTTCGGTGAGATAATTCCGATAGGAGAAAGAAACTATGTGGAGAATTTATCGAAATAACCCGGCTGGCAGGAGTGTGGAAGATTGTACAGTTCGGGCATTGTCAAAAGCTCTCAATTTGTCATGGGATGAGGCCCATTATGAACTGTCTGAAGCAAGTCGAGATATGGCCACAATGATGCACGACAATTCTGTGATTGGAGCAATCCTGCGGAAGAATGGCTTTTACAGATATGCAATATCAAATATGTGTCCTGATTGCTATACCGTCCGTGAGTTTGCGGAAGATCATCCTGTTGGGACGTATGTTGTCGGAACCGGAACCCATGTTGTCACTGTGAAAGATGGGGATTGGTATGATTCATGGGATTCTGGAAATGAAATCCCTGTTTACTACTGGAGTAGGAAGGTGAAATAATGGCAGGATTTTACAATTACGGATACCCGTATACCGGACAACAGGCTCCCCAGTATATGCAGACCGCACAGCCGAACATGCAGAACACACAGCAGATACAGAATGGTGGATTTGTCTCTGTCAGGAGTAAGCAAGAGGCCCTGATGTGGCCCATCGCTCCCGGTAGTAGCATCACCTTTAAGGATGAAACTGCTCCTTATGTCTATACAAAGACAATGGGTTTTTCTCAGCTTGACAGACCACAGTTTGAAACGTACAGACTGATAAAGGAAGAGCCTCCAGAAGCTCCTCAGATGGCGACAGAGCAGAGCAAAGAAGGTAATGCGGTCAAGAGTCAGGACTACGCTTTAAAAAGTGATCTGGAAGTTCTGATAAGCGCATACGACAGACTGCAGAAAGAACTGGAAGATCTAAAAGGTGAACTCAATCAGCCGATAGTGCAAGAGGTGGATGAAGATGAGAGATCCGTTCGGTAGCTTACAAAATATGGCAAATCAGTTTGGTGGATTTATGCAGAATCCAATGCAGGCACTTTTGCAGAGACGAATTAATGTTCCTCAGAGTATGATGGGAAATCCCGCCGCAATCATGCAGTATATGATGAATAACGGGATGCTGAACCAACAGCAGTACAACATGGCACGGATGACAGCACAGCAAGCTCAGAACAATCCGATGTTTCAGCAGTTGATGGGCAGAAGATAAGCAAAATTTCTATTTTAATGGTTGATTTTGCGGAAAAACTGCAAATATGGAATTTAAATCGTCTGAAATCGGGCGTTTTAAATATTCAGCCGTCACAATCCCGTGGCGGTTATCTTACGGCTACACGTAAGAGGTAGCTGTTTACCCTTAACAGATTCAGGGAGGATTTTTTTTATGGCTATTACAGATGGCGAAAATGGTACTTTCAATGTTTCAATGCCAGTTCAGCCGATGGGTAACTATGGCGGTTACGGTGGCTATCCTGTACCGATGTACGGCGGTGGCAATTTCGGCGGCTGTAACGAAAATGATTGGCTGATCCTGTTCATTATCCTTGCCATGACCGGAAACTGGGGCGGTTTTGGTGGCTTCGGTGGCGGCATTGGTGCTATGGGTGCTGTTGGTGCTATGGACAGTATGATGATGTGGCCTTGGCTCATGTCTCAGGGCGTAGATACTGATGTACAGAGCGGATTCAATCAGGCTGCACTTCAGGGGTCAATTAACGGAGTACAGAGTGCCGTAACGTCCGGATTTGGCGATACAGCCCTCGGAATTGCCGGAATCAACCAGAATATCTGCCAGACTGGTGCGAACACCGTAGCGGCGATCACAGGCGCACAGAACGCACTTGCACAGCAGATGTATGGCAATCAGATTGCTGATCTGGAAAGATCCTTTGCATCTCAGACCGCACAGATGCAGGGCATGAATGGTTTACAGTCACAGCTCGCTCAGTGCTGCTGCGACAATCGCTTAGGTATCGCAAATCTCGGAGCGGATATTGCAAGAGAAGCATGTGCTGATAGACAGGCAGTTTCTGAAGCCCTGCAGAATGTCACCGCTCAGGGAGTGGCAAACACTAATGCACTGATGAACACTATCAATGGTGGCATCCAGTCCATTAAGGATCAGATTTGTCAGGATAAGATTGACGCTAAAAACGATGAAATTGCACAGCTCAGACAGGAAGTCCTTTATGCACGTGGACAGGCTTCACAGGTGGCACAGAACAGCGCAATTGTAGACGGCATTTATAACCGTCTCAATACTTGCCCTGTTGGAACCGTCCCGGTATATGGCGAACAGCCGATCTTTACTTGTGGCGGTAACTCTCCTGCTGGTTGCGGTTGCGGCGGATTCTAAAGAGGTGTCACGATGGCTGAGTATTTATTTAATCAGGAGCAGAGCCTGTCTCTGAATCAGGCCGCTATCTTTGAAAATTCTATCCCGTGTAATAGAGGCTTAGTATTGCATGAGTCACAGTCAGGGATTTTTACTCTTCGTGGCATCGTTAACAATCCGTCATGTGGTTTTACTCGGTATCAGGTGATAGCAAGAGGAAATATCGCTCTGCCTGAAGGTGCTACCGTAACGCCGATAGCGATGGCACTCAGTTCGGAAGGTGAAGTCCGCCCGACAAGCAGAGCGATTTACACGCCTGCGGCAGTAGAAGAGTTTGGAAATGTCGTATCAAGTGCGATTATAACTGTTTTCCGTGGATGTTGCGCCCACGTAGCATGGAGAGCAGTTGCTGGTTCCGATGATCCTACTGTAACACCTGCGCCGATTTTAAACCTGAAGAACGCAAGCATGGAAATTTATAGAATTTCATAAAGGCAAGCAATTAACAAGCTATTGGCTAAAAGTGTTGAAAAATCAACCTATTTTTAGTATAATTAGATATGGATAAATCTATTTGTACAGTAAAAATATGAGGCAAAAAATGAGGAATCAACACAAAATCAAAGATCGCACAGGTGAAAAGTACAACATGCTCACAGCATTAAGGATTGTTCAGCACAATCCGATAAAGTGGGAATGTTTGTGTGATTGCGGTAATATAACCGTTGTGGATGGTCGACACTTACAAAGCGGTGGAACAAAAAGTTGTGGATGTCTTTCACATCATGGGAATCCAAAACACAATAAAAGCAACACGAGGGTTTACAGGATATATGCCAAAATAAAAAGAAGATGTTTTGTTAAAGATGATCCTGCTTATCCGAGATATGGTGGCAGAGGAATCACTATGTGTGACGAGTGGAAAAATTCATTTGAGACATTTTATGAATGGGCATATAACAACGGATACAGCGATGATTTATCAATAGACAGAATTAATAATGATGGCAACTATTCTCCTGAAAACTGTCGATGGGCAGACGATGTAATGCAGGCCAACAACAAAAGGAATAACAAACGGTATGAATATATGGGGGAAACCCATACTATCCCGGAATGGGGTAGAAAAATGAAAATACCATATAAGACTTTGTATTATAGGATAACGGTTTCAAAATGGCCAATAGAAAAAGCGTTAACCGAACCAGTAAAAAGGACGTTGAGCAAATCATGAATGAAATTTATGAACTTAAAGAACGGCTCTGCGACGAGCTGAAAGAATACGGAAAGAAAGAAGATCTTGACGTTGGTACGTTGGATGTTGTTCAGAAACTTTCTGTAACGGTCGATAAACTGGAAAAGATTCTCAAACGTCACGAAGAATCCGAATACAGCTATGAAAATGGTATGCCATATACTGATGGCATGAGTTACGCAAGAAACAGAAGATCTGGAAGGTATTCTTCCGCAAGAAGGCGTGACAGCATGGGCAGATACAGCAGACGTGGCGGATATTCTATGGACAATAAAGAGATGATTGAGGAACTGCGTGACCTCATGAACGACGCTCCGGATGACCGTACAAGACAGGAATTCCAGTCATTTATTGACAAGATGGAACGCATGTAACATGGAGGCGGCTGGATGATTACAGAAAAGGATCTGCAGGAGGCAATTAGCGAGTGTCAAGGGGTGAAAAATCCCTCGGCACAGACTTGCATCAAACTGGCCGCCTTTTATACAATTAAGGAACACATGTACGGCAATGCTCCGGAGGATGAAGGATATTCGTTTTCAGCCGATGAGCGGTACATCCAATATGAATCTGATTCTGAATTTGGAAAGCTCATAAGTGGCAGAAAATCGGACGAAATATGGGCTGTTATGGATGAAGCCATGGAAGCGTTGCAAGTGCTCAACCCGAGATTGTATGCAAATATCATTAGGAAGATAGGAAGGTGAAAGCCTTCCTATTTTTTTACGAAAATTATCAAATATTTTCATTTTTTATATTGACATTATTATGAATATGATGTAATATAATAACAGGAAGAAATATAGCTTATAGGTAAAGGAGAAAGAAAATGACAGTTAAGGAATTAATCAATAGATACAATATCATCCCAGAGCCAGATGGAAGGCTCAGAGTCAGGAACGTAAGGATGGCGAAGAAAGACAATGCTGTTCCTGAAATTACAAGAAGGAAAGCTGAAATCATGGCTTACTTTGAGCAGGAGAAAGAAGAAAAGGCCAAAGCGAAAAAAGAGAGGCAGGAAAAGATAGAAGCAATTGAAGGCCTTGCAGAAATCAAAAAAGCCATTCAGGAGAAAGCAGAGTGGCAGATCAGATTCAATCAGTCTTTTGAAGGCGAGGGGGCTGTTGGAGGAATGGGCGTCGGAGAATACCCGAAATACGATATTAAAGGAATGCTTCAGAAGTATCCAAGAGCAGCCGCCTATCTGAAGGCTGAAGAATATGAACAGAAACAGAACATCGAACTCTCCATCATTGGAGAGAAAGCACTTAGTGAAGTTGTTTTCGGGGACTATGAAAAAGCCATGAGGGATATGGAACAGGAACTGAAGAACTTCAGGGAAAAGCACCTTTGGGATTAGGGAGGAAAAAGATGGACATTTATAAGAATAAAAACACGGGATTTTTCTGGACGCTGGAAGAAATCAAAGAAGCATACGAAGATCAGCCGAAGTTGAGTTTCAAAGGAAGATAGAGGTTATCTGTAGAACATAAGTCCGAAGCGCATAAAAGCCCCTGCTGTAATGGCGGGGGCTTTTATTTGAAAAGACATAAAAAAATGAAAAGATATAGAACGCAATCAAACACGAATCAATTTCCAAACACACTTTGTAAATTGAGTAGTAAGTTGATTGTTAAAATGCTCCGGTGTTCAGCCTTGCTTGAAGTGCTTTAGCTGTCTGCTCACCGAAATAGCCGTCCGGATACACGCCAATTCGTGTCTGGATGGCTTTTATTGTGACGGAACCCATCTGTCCGTCCTGCTCTGTTCCGACTGCCTTTTGAACAGCTTTGATCAGAGTTGAACCACCTGAACCGTATTCGATGGCGGAAGATGTAAACCGCAGGTGGTATTTCTTCAGGGTTTTAAGCTGTCCTGAGATTTTTCCGTCCTGCGGAGTATGCATAATTTCTTGCCAGCGTCTAACGGTTTTCTGTCCGATGTAGCCGTCAACTGCAAGCGGTTCTGCAGAATCGGTAATCTTAACTGGTTCTGTGTAAGCACCGTTCGTGACTGCAGATTTCAGCCTGCGCCACTTGTCGTTAGTCAGGTAACGAGCCGGGCAGTTGCCGACTATAAACGTCCTGTGGTTTTGTCGAACAAGAATGTAACCAGTAGGAACGGTAACACAAGAAACTACCGCATTGCGTGTTTCTGTTTTTCCCCTTCCTGAGAAAGTATGATTTGTCGTGCAAAAACCAACAGCACACTTATAATTTTTACCCAACGTAGTTTGATATGTCCTTACTCCATGGGTGGCACATACAGCCTGCACAACATCAAGATTCTGCGGAATTACTGATGTGTAAACTTCGCTTTTTTCTCCTTTGCAACCATCCACAACCAGTAATTCAGACTTAAACGCTTCGAATTGTCCCTGAGACATGTTGACTAATTCAAACGTAAACTGTTTGTTATCAAGCCAACTTTCAGCCCAATCTACAACTTCTTTGTCATAAACCCTAATGTGCTGACTGCCGTTTTCACAGTACGACACCTTATATTCGATGTCGTTTTCTTCCAGAACATCACAAACACGGACAATTTTTCTTTGTTTAGAAAGATGAAATTCTAAACCACGTATTTTGCCATTGTCTTTAATGTAATGTCCATCGCCCTGAATCCAAACGAGAAGCCTGATTTCATCGTTTGTTAATGGCAATCCGGCAGTTTCTAACTCAGCACCGCTTTTTACTGCATATAAAGATTTTCCTGTTAATGCATCGCCCCAAAGGACTTCACGGTATTTTTTTGAGTTTGCACAGTTAGGCTTCAACCACATTCTGTGATCTTTTGTGGCTGAAAAATAATGGTTGTCAAACACTTCGTCGACATGTGGTTCTACCACATCAAGCACAGGTGAAAATCTGAGGGTATCTGAATTTGGATCATACGAACACACATTTTCCCCTTTTCTAATATCTTTCAGTGATTTCCAGCCATCTTCAGTTAGAAGCTCTGTTTCTTCCACAGGCAAGCAGTGCTTTGTTGTGACATCATAGTGGCGTATTACATCAATTACATTCGGACATAAAGACTTGATGTATTTGATTAAAGTCCTGACTGCGTTAATCTGGGAGGCGGACGCGTCTTTATAAAGCTGATCGCACATCTCAATGCTAACGGAATTTGAATTTGTGCATTTACCATAGTATGCCCCTTTACCGTTCCTGTAGTCTCCTACAGACCACGCTATATATTTGAGTGGGATCGACTGGACGACCTTGCCTTCCTGATCACAGAAGAAATGAGCACCCGCAGAGCGAGTGTTTCCGCTTGAGAAGAACTTTGCATTGTTCATGGCCGTATCCCCATTGTTGCCTGTATAATGGAGCACTATATATTTAATGGAACTCAAGTTTCTTGTACCGCCATAACTTACTTTTTTTGCTTGTACTAATGGATAACTCAATGGTATCACCTCCTTGTATTGAGGATACCAGAAAATACCAATGCAGGAAGAATCCATAAATATTACTAAAAAATTCTATATGTAAATTTCATATTTTATATTGACAATATTATGAATATGATGTAATATAGTTACAGGAAATGAGGTGAGAGCAGAAAGGCAGGAGGGAAATAAGATGACAATCAATTTCAAAACAAGAGAATATGAGGCAGTACATGGCAGAAAGCCGAGAGGAAGAGGCGTTTGGTGGTTCGATATTGACGGCAACGAGTTTCAGGCATACGGGACTCTTACAGAGGCGAAAAAACAGTGCCGCCAGCACATCAAGCAAACAATTCCTGAAGGAAAATTCACCGTTTATGTGGCGGTGATGCCATAAAAAATATCGTCAATATTCATTTTTTATATTGACAATGTTATAAATATGATGTATTATAATAACAGAGATAAGGATA